TGTAGGAATCGAAACATTCATCTGAATATGGACCATCCAAACGTTGAAACGCTTGAGGGATCCATTTATTCATTTGATGAATTGTTTTCGACTCTTCTAACTCAAACCGCAGAGAAAGGAGACGTTTTAACCGATTTACATCAGTAAAAAGTTCCATCACGTTGGTAGGAGTCGTATCGAAGAATACTGGTCGAACAGGCCTGCCACGGAACCAATCTGTTCCACAACTTTCTCTAACAGGTCCAGATAAAAAGGACTTCTCAGAGTTAATTGTGAAACCAGCGATTGACAAAGCTTCAATTAAGCGCTCTGAATGTCTCTTGGCGATGATTAAATCATCACCAAAGACAGCAAAATCAGAATGCTTAACTGTGCCTTGTTCAGCTTTCAACACTCCATAAATTATGGAAGCGAAGATAGCTGATTCCAACGCAAAAGTATATCCGTTTCCCATCGATGAGATTTTCTCATAAGAGATAGTCTCACCCATAAGTTCTCCTACTGGAGAACGAATGTCGATGAGGTACGAATACCACTCCTCAGGCAATAACATCTTACATAGCTTTAGACTTATTGAGTCCGAAGCACCAGCAAGATCGATAGTAACGTATGAATCGTCACTATCAGTCAAAGACCCGAGCCGAGATAACTCTTGGTTCTTCTCTTGTGAGTCTAGATCAATACCCCACCGTTTTAATCTACGGCGGAAGTATCCATCTACTCCCAATTGAAGATACAAATTAAGAGTCGGTTCGATTGCGATCGAACGCTCAATTTTTGCGTTCTTTGGCACGAAAGTGATTCTGTTTCCAGGAACGATTTCGATTACATTGGCCCAGAACTCTTCGATGTTTAAAGGATAGTGTTTCGGAATACCGAAACGACTCCTATAATCATCTTGTAGAGCTCCGTACCAACGTTGGTCGACCTCGATCAGGAAACGGGCATACCGGTATGCGCGTCTGGTACAGGTATAAGGCCACTTTTCAAACTTATGATAGCTTGAATTGAGACCATTACACATGCCCAAGGAAGCACCCGGCCCATGACGTGACCAAAGCGTCATGACCTTGTGTCCCGGCAATCTTTCGCCGAGAAGCCTCCGCATGAATGATCTGGCGTATGTGAATACGTCAGGCACCCATGATTCCTTCCCCCACGAAAAAGCCTTATAACCAGTATGGTTATATTGTGCACATATAGCCTCGCAATCACGAAAC